TACTTTAACGTAGCCCGCCCCTAGTACAATGCTAAACTCGACAGCTCTGTTAATAAACCGCTCAAGTCGCTTCTCGCGCAAATAGTAATCAAGCAAGCCGTTAGCCAGAGTAACCTGGGCACTTGACTTGTAATCGGTATTGGCTGCTCTTGCTTCCATTGAAGGGCGACTAGAGGTAGTCATAACGTACATGTGCTGAGCTAGGTTACGAATGTGGTTTACCGGAAGTTGAGCTAGTTCTCCCTGCTCTCCTGCAAATGTGATGGTATGACCGGATGCGGTGTCGGTATAGTAGGCTCCGTGATATGCCGCCCAGCAGGTCTTTAGCTTTTCTAAATATCCGTTCGTAGCAAGAGTGTTGCGCCAATCTGTTGCTTTTTCAAGTAGTATAGAGGCAGTTTCCGTGCCTTCTCTTGCAGCAAAATATGTAGCCTTAGCCATTGCAAACCTCTAATAGTATTTGTTTAATTTTTGTTTTTGTAGCTGAATATGGTCAGGAGGTGCTCTTCAAATTTAGATTTAGCTCCCCCGCTAAAGCGCATATATCCATCTCCGGCTACCATTCCATATCCCGAAGGGTAGGGGTTCTTGGTCATTGCTATGTTTCTAATAAGATATGCCAGTGCGTCCACTCCGTCATAGTGCCCGCCATCTGCCGATCTTTCATAGTCTGTTTTTGATTTATTCCAAGTTGCGTTCTTTAGATGGAATATCAAGTTCTTACATCGGGGATTGATAATAATACGCTCGTCGTTAACCATTACCCTTAGCTGATTTATCCATGCGAATTTATTATCTTTTGCTGTTGGAAGAAAGGATACTCCGTAGTCAACGCTCAGATCGTTTAGTAAGATGGGGTTGTTGTTATCCGCTACTCTTAAGAATGGTTTCTTGAGTCCCCAGTGCAGTTCTTCTCTTTCTTTAACCTCGGAAGCAATGGTTTTTGTAGTAAACCTCTTACCTCTAAACAAAAGCTCATCTTCAATGATTACCTTGCCCTGTATGAAGTCGTAATAGGCTAAGACTATGAATGTAAAGTCTTTTCCTCCAATGTCCATAGAAGCATAGGGGTCGTAGTAAGGGGGTTTTGGGTGTTGTTTTACTATTACGGCGAGCTTCTCGTCGTTGGCTTCTGGGATTACGGCATGCTCCTCGTCCGTAATCATAATGTTCAGATATTCACGCTTAAAGTCTACAGAATCGTACCCACCAACTTCCTCGGCAAATCCGTCAATATCCTCTTGCGTATACCGGGGGCACTCGTAAATATTTCTTTTTATTAGAGTTTCTTTAAATTCTGCTTGTTTTACAATGTCCCAGTACTCGTGACCCTGTGATCTTGGTAGGGTTGAGATTAAAACCATTGCGCCCTTAGTGGAGTTTAGTTTAGGGTAGAGCACAGATTTCAGACCATACTTTAAGTCGCTCATAAAGCCGCACTCATCTACGATGATCATGTGAGCTTTCGGACCACGAGCAGATTCAATCTCTTCAGCATTAAATCCGTAGAGTTCTAACTTACTTCCAGTAGTGGGGAATACGTAACTTGACGAGTCGCGGTCAAACTTAGGCTTCATGTCAGGTGGGCAGGACTTTAGGAGTTCTTCAAAGTTCGACTTTACAATCTTCTTAGCTTGCTTTAGACGCGGCGCAACGTAGCAGATGGTGATATTCTTTCTACTAAGAAGCTCTTCTATTGCGATGCCTAGTGCTCCGTAGCTCTTACCCGTCTGTCGGCTAAACACGCCAACATGCGTCTTTCTTTTGGAGTTCTTAAGCTGATCGCGCAGAAACTTCTGGTTGCTATCCAAGAGAAAGTCAGTTACCTTTCCCTTTCTCCAGAGAAACTCTCGTGCCTGTTGTGGGGTTACTCCGGTTAGCCCGGAATTACTGCTCGCCTGACTCATCAGTGACCTGCATTGCCAACTGGATTAGTTGATCTTGAGAAAGATCTAACGGCTTCTTAGGCTTCTTTTTAACATCTTCAGAGGTCTTCCCCTGAATCTTAAGCAGGGAGTTTACAAATATCTCAAAAGCCTTAACTTCGTTAAACTCAAGAGGGCGGGACTTACAAAGATCGTGTAGTCTTCGAATCTCAAGCTTACAGACTTCTTCTTCGTTTGTACCTACAGTAAGGGGGCTTGGGCGGAATCGAGAAACTTCCTCTAAGTGAGACACCTTATCGTTAGCTTTTTGCAGCTCTTGCTTTAGCTTGATAGCTTCGTTGAGCAAAGCCTCAGTATATTCCTTAAGATCGCTTAATTTCTTAAAACTATCCAGGTCTCGTCCAAACACAATTACTTCCTTGCCATGTTAAGGGCAGCTTTCATACCCTCTGACACTTGTCTTGCACGAGAGGCTTCTTCTGCCACTACCTTCATCTGTAAATTAAGACTTTCCTGGTCTGCCAAGATTCTATCAGCTAGATCGTTAGTTAGCTTTTTATCGGCGAGGTATTTTTCAGTGGCGCGATAGGCTAGAAGGGCTATTAAACAGGCAGCTTCAGCATAAGATCCGGAAATCATTATAACTCTAAAGACAAAGAGGCACGTCAATATGAATATAAAATCATAATTTTTCATTATTAGCCCTATGTTAAAAGTGAGAATCAGTGTTAATCGCTTGTATATTTAGTATTCCAGAAGGAACAGTCGAACTTACCTCTTCTCCTGTATATTTGTTATTTTATGCAAACTAAGCATTGACGCAAAAGCTTAATATCAGATCCTGTAAAAAAAGCATTTGGCATGCTTTCAGAAACATGAGTATAATAGATCTATAGTAGAATACGCAATTTTCGCAGAGGCTCTAGCCGTAGCGAAATGCGAACGGCAAAGTATACGTAGTTTAGTATACCTTATGAGAATACACTAAAGTATACTAACTTAAGTATACTTTCTGCGTATACGTAAATACGTATACGATATAGTAAGCACTCTTAATAAGACAGACCTATACTAAATAGTTAGAATTACTAGTGACGCATAGCATTATCTATGTATGGTTTAAACAAATGTCTCTAGGGAGATAACTAGTATGATAACGTGGAAAAGAGCAGAAAACAAGAGGCTCGGTAAGTTTTTTTCAGCTGATGAATTTGAGTGCCCTTGTAAGAAATGTGACGAACAGAAGATCGACGAGAAGCTTATTGAGAAGTTGGACGAAGTTCGGGAGACGTACGGCAAAGCTGTACGAATTACCTCTGGATATCGCTGTCCGGCTCACAACAAAGCAATTGGTGGGAAAGAAAACAGCTCTCACATGTCAGGATTAGCTAGCGACATTGCTCCGGTAATAACCACATTAGAGGAGTTGGATAATCTGTATGAGATATGCTACAATGTATTTGACAACATAGGCGACGGAAGGCTTAGGCGGTTTGTGCATGTTGACACCAGGGAAAAGAAACCAACTGGCAAACGACTTTGGATGTATTAATGAACTTAGCTAGGCGAGTTTCTCAAAGAACTGGGTTGAAATATAGAGAAGCTAATGCTATTCTAAGAGCTGTTGCTGCTGAAATTGCGGATAACCTTAGAGAAAACGGATGTATCCAATTTGAAGGTCTAGGCTTGATTTTTTTGTATATAACTCCGAGCAAGACTAGCGTGAGAATTAAACCAACCAAAGGATTTGAAGAAAAAATTCATCCTAAACCAGAGGAGAGGGAAGATGAAATTATATTTGAATGACAGCCAACGAAACTATCTTTTGGAAATTCTATCTGCTTCAAAAAGTAACGCTGTAAATGGAAATGATCAAGAACTGGCGGCTGCCTTTGCGGAGCTACATGATAAAGTAAGCCCCACAAACGCCTTGTACGTTAATCTTAAGCGAGGGCAAGCAGAGTCCATTAAGGAATTTTTGCAAATCAATATAGACGCTTTGGACAAAGCAGTGGCTCACTTAAACAAAGACACTGAGCGCTCGAAAGAAGAGGTCGAAGACCTACAAAATCGGTGTATTTCTGTAAAAGATCAAATTCAAGAGGTGCTAACTCAGATAGAAGAAAAGATTAAAAACAATCCAGCATAGGAGCTTTAGGTGATCTGGTACAAATACACTACTCCTAGTGGAGAATATTTTAGTCCGTTTTCAAATTCGAAAACCTATGTAGAGTACTATGACTCTCCTAGAGAGTTGCAAGAAAGCTTAAACACGAGAGATATTTCTAGCTTTGAAATCCTTACAAACAATCTTGTAGAGATTTACAAAAGTGCGACTCCGTTAAAGGAGCCGGAGGATTTGCCTCCTGGAGTCTATGATCACTCCTGTGGGGATGGTACTCGCCCAGAACGACTCTCTCCTATGAAACTAAGAGATGACGTTTACATTGATATCCTAGACAACTTAGAAGGAATCGAGACGACCGTAGCGGATTTTGAAAAAAACAAAGATATCTATAAAAACTCCGGCTCCATTTACAAATTGGGAATTCTCCTGTTTGGTCCTCCCGGAACTGGTAAGAGTTCATGGACGCGAAAGTTTATAAAATCTAGGAAAGACGCGATTGTTGTTTTTTTAGATCAAGTACCCTCTAGGTCGTTTTTAGAAAAGCTAGAATCTTCCACGAAAGATATTCTAAAAGTCTTTGTGTTTGAAGAGGCTGTGTCTTTGTTGGAAGATTCTTCTGACATTAGGGAAATGTTAGACTTTCTTGACGGCTCTAAAACTGTATCTAACGCTATCTATTTTTTATCTACTAACTATCCAGATGCTATTCCAGAAAACGTAATTCGCAATGGAAGGATTGATACGTTCGCGTACGTTGACTATCCTGGAGAATCTGCTCGTCAGAAGCTAATCAATCTTTATTTAAAGAGAGATGGAACTTCGGAGGAAGTAAAGGTCACTGACAAAATGCCAATTGTTGATATTCGCGAGATGTGTTTTTTGCATAAGAAAACTAACAAATCTTTTAGCGACTGTGCTAAAATAATCGAAGAGAAACACAAGATGATTAAGAAACATTTCGGTCGCACCAGAGAAATTCGGCTAGCCTAATCCAACCAGGAGATTCATGAACAAATTTGACGTATTTGGTTCAAAATTCGCGCAAGACATATATTTGCAAAAGTACTCAATGGATGGGCAAGAAACTTGGGAACAAACGTGCCGCCGAGTAGTCTCTTCTGTATGTGGTCAGTTAGTCGAGGACAAAACTAAAGCTAAAATTCTAAAGTTCATGATCGAACGCAAATTTATTCCAGGAGGTCGCTACCTCTATTCAGCAGGCAGATCCTTTCACCAGGTTAACAATTGTTTTTTGTTTAGAGCGGAGGATAGCCGAGAAGGTTGGGCACAGGCAATGCAAAGCGCAACCTCTGCCCTCATGACCGGCGGAGGAATTGGGTTTAGCTATTCAAAACTCCGCGAAGAGGGCGCTAAAGTAAATCGTACTGGCGGATTTTCTACTGGACCAATTGCCCTTATGAAAATGGTTAATGAGGCAGGCAGGAATATCATGCAAGGCGGTCAACGTCGTAGCGCAATCTGGGCAGGACTACAATGGGACCACGGTGATGTATTTAAGTTTCTACATCTAAAAGATCATTCTCCAGAACTAAAAGCTTTGAAAGAAAAAGATTTTAATTTTGAACTGCCAATGGAGCTTACAAACATTTCAGTAGAGTATAACACTGAGTTTTTTGTAGCTGTTGAGGACGAGGCTCACCCAAAACATGAGCTGGCTAAAAAAGTATGGCTTACCAACTGTGAGCAAGCTTTTAAATCAGCAGAACCTGGGATGGCTTTTAATTTTCTTAAAGACAATGAAGCACTTCGCAACGCTTGCACGGAAGTTGTGAGCGAAGACGATAGCGATAAGTGTAATCTTGGCACAGTTTGGATGAATCGTTGTGTAGATAAGAAAGAATTTGGTGAAGTTTGCAAGGTCGCAACTATTTTCCTTGTTTGCGGAGGAATCTATTCAGATGTTCCAAACGAACAAATCAAAGCCACTGGAACTAAGAATAATCGAATCGGTCTAGGGTTGGGTGGAATGCACGAGTGGCTGATGATGCGCGGAATGAAGTACGAAGTGACTCCAGAGCTTCATAAATGGCTCAACGTATACGAGCAAGAGTCATCTTCGACTGCGTTTATTATTGCAAAACAACTAAACGTTGCTGTTCCGAAAGGAATTCGAGCAATTGCTCCAACAGGAACCATCGGCATTATCGCAGAGACAACTACTGGAATTGAGCCCCTATTCTGCAAAGCTTACAAACGCCGCTATTTCAAAGAAGGAAAGTGGTTGCACCAGTTTGTAGTGGATGGGGCGGTAAAGCGCTTGCTAGAACAGGGAGTTAAGTTGGAAGATATTCAAGATAGCTATGACCTATCTTTCCGGCAACGTGTAAAATTTCAAGCAGATGTGCAAAATTACGTAGATATGGCAATTAGCTCTACCTGTAACATGGCTTCTTGGGGTAGCGAAGAAAATAACCAAGATACCATAGAAAAAAATGCTAAGATATTACTGAAGTACGCAAAACGTTTGCGAGGCTTCACCGTATATCCGGATGGTTGCAGAGGTGGTCAGCCGCTGACAAGAGTTGATTTGAAAGAAGCTCTTGAAAATGAAGGAACTGTGTTTGAGGAAAAAGAAAGAGAATGTACTAATGGCGTATGTGGATTGTGAAATCTTTTAAACACAAATACAAAACATTACTCCGATCAGCTAAAGACAGAGGGTTTCCTGTTGACTTAAATCTAAAGCACTTCGAAGAGCTTCTTGACCTGGGGTGTCAGTATTGCGGTACAGACCTATCACTACAAAACGGATACTGTTTGGATAGAATAGATAATTCAAAGGGCTATACTGACAATAACGTGACCCCTTGTTGTAAAGAGTGCAATCTAGCAAAAGGCACGAGAACTGTTTCTCAATTTGTAGATTGGATTAAAAAAGCGTCCTCACATCAGTCTAAAGTTTTAGAACAGATTAGAATGATGGATGATCGGAATTTTAGAAAATCTAGCAACGAGTACTTTAATCAAGCTAGAATTAAAAATTCACAGCAATTAAGGCTAAGCGGTGATAACTAAAAAACAAGCTATGAAAAAAACACGAGAATCTGAGGGGCTGGTTTACACCAGCCTCTCTGACCTGTATCACCTCATCCACCTACACGCAACGTTGGGTATGGATGACATGGAAGTCTTTATAGAAAAAAAGTCTGCCGACAAGTTTATTGAGAAACTGTCGTTAAAAGGCTTTTATTGCAAAGCCGCCTCATTCCAGTCTCTTGAGCATGAATGTAGGTTGTATGTTTCTTGGCTCGGGAGATACTAGTCAATAAGAATAGGCTGAGTATCTGTAGCTACTTTTTCAGACTTTCTCTTAAACCGCATACGCTCTTTGTTATATTTTCGATAACAATCCGGACACACTTTACCATTCCATAGTTGATTATTATTATCAACAAATCTAGTAATTCCGTTTCGAGCAATCGGGGTCTTGGGAACATCCTGTTGGCATGATTTACATTTCATTAGGCACCTCTATGTACATTTGTTATACTATAAATAGAAGGAGCCCTTATGAAATTTTTAAAGATAAAATCCAGATCATTTAGACGATATGGAATTAGTTTTTATAAAATAGACGGGCGCATTTTCGTTGATGTGAACTTGGGGCTTACAACTTGGATGGGCTCTTTGTGGTAGAAAAATTTGTTAGAGGAGCGATCTACCGGCACGATGCTTCCAATGATTTGGACATTTACGTAGTATCTGTCCCCTACTCTGACGAAAAGAGATTTAAGCTAAAGGTTCAATGGATATCAAAGACTACCGGGAAATTGATGCAACCGACGAACGAAACATCCAATATAGAAATAAAAAGATCTGATCTGCAGTACTGGAGCAGATTAAATGAAAGACAAGTGTAAGTTTTGCGGAGATAATCCGTGCCTCCTACCACACTGTCCCTACACTCCGGAGGAATTAAAGAATGAAAACAGTAGTGATGTTAGCGCTTCTGACAAGCTGCGCAAAGATACTGGACACAAAAGACTACATAATCCTAAGCGAAAAAGTAGAAATTCGCTGCAAGTACCACGAAGAAGATAACGAGTATTCTGATTGCGTATCTCCTGGAGGTCTAAAGTTAGAAAAAGTTACGGTAATGTCGGGATTTATAGCGACTATCCCAAACCGAAAATAACACATGATACCTTTAATAATCACGTACTTTTCTTTGATTAACGGAATAGACCCTTCCCTAGCGTTGAAGCTTGCTAGAGTTGAAAGCGGGATGAGCCCTTCCGCAAAGTCGTCTACCTCCGATGGGGGGCTATTTCAATTAAACTCCCGTTCTCATAAATTCCACAACGAGCAATGGCGATATAGAGTAGACACCAATACCGCGATAGCAATGCGTACCTTGGCTTATCTCAAAAATAAATGCAAACATAGGATATTAGACCAATTTGTTCTGTGCTACAATATGGGAGTGGTCGGGGCGGCTAGAGTTAAAAACCCCAATAAAATACGCTACTACCAAAAGGTGACCTCTCCTTGGAGACATTGATAAAACTACTAGACAAAGCTATTGGACTGTTTGTCGCGACAGTGGTGGCGATTCTATTCATAATTGCAGGTCCTCCCATTCTACTAACCATAATTACAAGAGGATTTATCGTGAGCCTTAAAGAGAGGAGTAAACAATGATTCCTAAAAGAGTGGTGGTCAAGCCTCCGTTTGCCGTATCTATTTCCAATTTACTTTTTGAAATTGAAAAAAACGTTCTAAAAGTTACAAATAAAAAAACACAACAGATGGTTACAAAAGTAACTGCTGAAGATATGGAAATTTTAGCAGCGTTTGCGGCTAGAGCTTCTGAGATAGTATCCCCCCTTCCCAGTAGCGAGGTTATCTACCAAATAAACAACGGTCCTCAAGAAATTACTGTTCTGAAAGATGTTCGAAACGTTTACACATTAATCATTGATGAGCAAGTTCAATTCACCACAGACAGCGAAGAGATTTATCATGAGGCTTTGGTTCACCCCGCTATTGGGGCATTTACAGACCCAGAAGATCGCCCGGCGACCCCCCAAACATTCCTTATTTTAGGAGGGGGAGACGGATTAGTAGCAAAGCAGATTTTTAAATACAACCCTATAGCGAAAGTAGTGTTAGTAGATTTTGACCCCAGCATCACAAATATGTTCACTCACGACCCCAGACTTACAGTATTCAACGAAAATTCCATGAGTTCTTGCGTAGTAATAAACGATGATGCTTTTGAATTTGTAAAGAGCAATACAGATCGTTATGATGTGATTATCTGTGATTTTCCAGATCCCTCCGAAAAAATTTTTAACAAACTGTATTCAAAAGAATTTTACGAGAATGTTTCCAATCTTCTAAACAAAAATGGAGTGCTTGCTGTACAAAGTGGGTCTTTGGTGGCTCAGAGTAAAAGTTATACGTGCATTCACAAAACAGTCGAAGCCTCTGGTTTTAAAACCCTAAAGTTCTACACTCCTACCCATTATGGGGACTTGTGCTATTGCATTGCCAAAAAGGATCACGCGCCACTAGTTATACTAGCCGCTACAATGAAATATAAGACTCTAAGTCAAAAGTTTTTTGATAGTGCCATGACTTGTTTTCGACCAGGGTTGCTAACGGAAGATGAGGTTGAGGTAAACACTGTAGAAAATATGGCAGCATATAACTACAGACTACTAGAGATAGGACTGCCTCCAAAGGCAGGAGATGAATAGTGTATTAGATAAATTTAAACAGGACTTTGAAAAGATGACTCCATTCGAACAATGGAGAATTATCTTCCAAATGGTAACTATTTTTGCAACTCTAGGAGCGCCCTTCGTGGCTGTATGGTTAAACAAAAATTGGAATTAAAATTCGTTCACGGAATCTGGCTAGGTATTTTGGTTTCCGCTATGATATTTGGTATAATCATAGATAGGCGATTCATAAATAGAGATGCCCTCACTTTGAATAGAATCTATTTAGACGGACGGCTGTACAAAATGTGCGAGATTAAATAGTGAACGAACTAGAATTTTTTTTTGGATTCTCTGCCGGCATATTCATCTGTGTCGTCTACGCTATTTGGGAATTGGAGGACTAAGTGAAATTTCAAGATAAGTGGTCACGTTGGCATCACAAACCTATTAAAGAAGAAAACACCTACTCTTCTGGTAATGGCTGGATTTACACCGCAGAGTGTAGAGCTGTGGGTCTTTCATCAGATACTGAACAGCTTTCAAAATGTTTTAAAGCGAGTATAACCAGGTACGGGTTTACTCGACATCCCGACGCTTACAATGTTGGAATTTCTCACGACGAAGTAATCGGAGCCTTTGCTTGTTTTCAAGGAACCGATGTGATGAAGGAATCCTATCATAAGTGGGAGAGTCAAGGTTGGCAAATATGTGACATAGTGGGATTCAAACCCGTTCCTTGGTTGAAGCTAAATTGGTATAGCGTTATCAAAGATTTCTATGAAATCTATAAGCTAGATAAACTTTACAGTAGTACTGGAGGGCGAAAGGGACTAAAGGCAAGACACGCTACGCTCCTATTTCCTCGCGTATTTCCTATTGCGTTTCACATGAATGGATGGAAGCGTTACCTGATTAAGAAGCACTACGGAGTAAATCCCACGCTGGGGGAAACTTTCCAATGGTTTGTTTCAAAGTTGGTAACTATCTATAAAAAAGAAATTACACCAGGCAAACGCATTCTTGGATTCCAGTTAAAGCTTCTCCGTAATAAGAGTGTGTTGGATAAGGTGCTGGAGCATCTGTTCAACAAACGAAACAATCTAAAACAAATTTCAGCAGCCGAATACCACAAAGATCATCCAATCTTGGAAAAGCTTTAATGGGGATAAAGATTACTTGCATAAGCGACACCCATAATCAACACAAGAAAATTGTAGTTCCTAAGTCGGATATTATCATACACGCCGGAGACTTTACTTCACGAGGCTACTCTGGCGAGGTCGAAGACTTCCTAAAATGGTTCAGCAAACAAAACGCTACTCATAAAGTGCTGGTACTCGGAAATCATGAGGTGGAGCTGAGTAAGAAACCTTTTCAAGAAATACGACAGCTTGTAAAAGATCACGGAATCATTCTATTACACAACTCACATGTCGTCGTAGCTGGTCTAAAAATATACGGCAGCCCTTTTTCTACTGAATTTGGAAACGGCTGGGCGTATAACGCCAACGAAAAACTATTGGCTCAAATGTACAAAGATATTGAGCCAGACATTGATATCTTAGTAACACATGGTCCAGCCAAGGGCAGACTCGACCTTTGTCCAGGAGGTAACGTAGGAAGCCAATCTTTAGCTGACTGGATTAACAATTTTTCTTGGAGGCTAAAGTTACATGTTACCGGACACATCCACGAGAGTAGGGGTACTTTATTTAATGGAAAATACTTAACTGTAAACGCTGCTATTTGTGGAATACCTTACGCAGACTTACTTACTAATCCGATTACGGTGGAGATATGAATCCAGGAGACAGAGTAAAAGCCTTTGGGAATAAAGGTACAATTAAGAAAATCTCTGAGAACGGAATGTTCTTAATCGTTCGGTTTGACGACACAAATGATGATATGATATTCTACAGAGACGGTAGATTGTTTAAATGGAACAAAAAACCGATTCTAAGGAAGATCGAGACAAGGCATATTTTGAGAGTTGGACAAAAGGTCATGAATAATTTTTCTAAAAGAATTGGAATTATTCAAAAGATAGAAAGGCATAAATACAAACCTGTTCAGATAATGTATGAAGGGGATGTTGTAGTGTCCTATGCTGATAAAACAGATTTGGAAAAAGTAAAATGAAAGTACAGTTTTTTCATAAACGAGTTCTTTGTAGCAAGGGGTTGTCAGAAGCTGGACCTCGCGGAGGAACTACGTACGCTGTAGAAGAGTTACATCCTGCAGCCTTCGAACACTTGAGTAAAGCACTTGGTACCACAATTGATTTGAAAGTCGGAGTAGCTCAATGTTCGTTAAAAGATAACTACAATAAGAAGATTGGAAGACTTATTTCAGAAGCTAGAGCTAAGGAAGGTTTGTGTAGATTTACAGTAGATTGCATTGGGGAAATTCACGGTGTTCAAAAAATGATTGCACTACAAGAGGAAGGTGGTACTTTACACCTGACTTTTCTGTTAGCTAAAGAAAGTAATAAGGTGAGATTGGTGGAAGCGTATGAGCGATAAACTTAAAGAAAAGATAGAGTATACCACTGCTGGATTTATTTTGTGTGCATGTAACTATCTGTTGATTGAAACGCGCTTTAATGTGGCTGGCTTGCTTTTTGGATTACTTGCCGCCGGATTTTTTATTAAAGCTCTCATGGTAAAGGAGCCAAAATGAATGCACGTGACATTTTGAATTTAAAGAAGCAGGTGTCTGAAATGGTATCCGAAGCCATTGAGAAGACGGTTGAGGACTCTATGGTGTACGGAGTGGGATTCCTAAAAGTCACTACTGACGGTGGCAATTTAGACGTACAACACGTCCCCTTTGCTGAGCTGGACGTTGAGCTTGAGAAAGTTGTAGAACATAAAAAATTTATGGTGAGGAACTAATGCCAAGTCACTATTGGGGCGACAAAGACTTTGATTGGACTAGTTTATACGCCGCTATAGGAGAAGCCACTGACATCATGACGGTGTTCGGAAGAATTGGAGTACACAGTAAGGAAAAGTACGGCACAGCTCGGTGGAGCGTTTATATGTGCGACGGCACCCTACACTCGCTAACACACCCAGGATACCTGCATAGTATGTACCCCAAGTGGCTGTGGCGTTTTGACCTTAGACACAAGCCGCTACGTTTTGTAGCTCCCGTAGTCCGAGCTTATCAAAAGCAGGTACTCCGCTTTGCGTTTAACCACATCTGTCACAAATATCCTCATATTCAAGAAGAACTACTACAATCCGCTCCGTCCAGCCTACTACCGCCGAAACTAGCTAAGATCGCAAAGAGGCAATGGAGCAGGCAGTGTAAGTCCTGCGACGAGTGGAATACAACCGATCTTGTAGCTTGTAAAAAATGTGGGGCTAAAACATGAAACGCTCATGCTTTGCCAGAATTCGTGCAGACTTTTCAGATAACAACAAAGTATACAACATGCTCCTACTGGCAACTAACGCGGCAGGAATGTCTGTATTGCAAGCTTCGAAGCACGACTTCTACCCGCAAGGACTAACGGCTGCACTACTGTTAGCTGAGAGCCACGTAACTATTCACACCTATCCTGAAGACGGCGTAGCGTATGTAGACTGCTTTAGCTGTGGAAAGGTTGCGCCAGAGGAGGTAATCTTCTCGTTTGCCTCCATGATAGAAGGGTCTGTGGTTTGTCACGAAAAGAATAATCGCGACTAAGTTCCGTTAAATTTTTTATGCAATAAAATTGAACGTACTCAACCATACCCTCATCAATTTTTTGCTGCGCAAACATGGGCGTACTCTTCAGTTGGGTTCTCAGCTATCTTGTAGTACCCTGTAGGGAGTATAGTTGGCGCATCGGAGTGCATAGAGTGGGCAGGCATCCTAAAGTAATACGGGTAGACAAAAAGAACATCTGCGATTCACCAGACGAACTATCCGGTCTTACCGGAGAGTTGACACTTGGGAAGAAGTACCCTAAGGGGAGTGCATAGATGAAAGATGTGCTAATATCTTTTGTGGTATGGTGTTTGCTCCTGGGAGCTGTAATAGATACAAAACTCCTACCAGAAAAACATCCCCTCTTCTCTGCCTCCTCCCTAGCCTTGGTGGCAGGAATTCGCATTTGTATAATATTCAGAGACGCAATTAGGAGTAAATAAATGAAGAAATTAGAAGGTCAAATCTTTGTAGCCAGGATTGGCGGTAAATTGGGTTTAAAAGGCTTTACACGTAAAGACATGTACACCCTAGGGCGGATAGCCCGAAAGCGCTATAAACTCAAAACAAGGCGTAAGCGCATACTAAAGAAATACATCGTGAAGCTACTGAATGATGCTCTACGCAGCGCAGAAGCTGTGAAGATGTTCTTCGAAGGTGCATAGCACTAAAGACATCTAGACTGGTGTACGCGGACTGCCCAATCTTCATCTTCAGCTGCACCCCCTACCCCCCCCCCCCCTCGACCCCAGCCTGCGGTAACTGAGATGGTCCGGTACTCGAACCCGACGGGTCGGATACTGTAGTCGACTCTCCGAGTCAACGGATGCCTTCGGCAGAGTTTACCCATCTTGCCCCAACGTGCTGCGTCATGATACGATAAAGGATTCCCCTTCTTTCTTGTAGGAGACTAACCCTTATAGCTATTGAGGACGGGGGCAGATGTTGCCTACCTTGCACCGCGTCACGGATATGATACGATCTATGTATGAGAGGGGATGAACCTTCTCAGTGATCAAACGAAAGATTGACGCATGGCGGTAAACCATGACGAAGTCTGAGGGTAGCCTACCTATAACAGGCAAGTGAGCAGGGAATACCTGCGACAATGGGAAAGTGTATCGTAAGGGTACACGCCAGCGAAAGTTAGTAGCTGGGATGATTAGTAGGGTTTAAGCAATCTTACAATCTTAGACAACCATTGGTATAACGTATCTCCGGAGGTATACCGGAGTAAGCTACCAAAGTAGCGAACCTACGTCGACTGTTTCCGAGTAAAGGACAGTATCGGAGTGTAGGTGTTTGTCAAGGTAGGAAGCTTTGACGCATCTCGTCGGTGGGGTACTGGGGATAAAGGGGAA